TATGTTTGTTACCAAATGGGTCATCCCAAGAACTATTCATAAAAGTAGTCCAATTATAACCTTTTGCTTCTCTATCTAAAAACGCATCTCTTATACCAACCTTATTCTTTGTTGATTTTTCTCTAATTCCTGGATAGGCACTAAAAATATTATCAGATTTATCACCACGAATACATTTCATAAACAAAGCATAATCAACCCAATCATTATACGGTGTCAATTCTGTAAGTTCTTTTGGTTGTTCTTTTGGAACTGATATTTTACCTTCTTTTAATGTAAAATATAAAGGTCTTTTCTTTTCAGAATCTAACACACATTTATTACTAATAATTCTATCATCCATAGAATTATAAATAAAAACATTATCATTCAATAATTGTACAAAATCATTATCTGTTGATAAGATTATTACTACATCATTTGGATGAAGTTGAATAAAATTACTAATTAAATCATCTGCTTCAATCTTTTCATAGGAAAGCATTGGAATATTAGTTTTTTCTGAAATGAATGGTAAAAAATCATTTTCAAAAACTTCTTTTAATGCTTCATCTCTTTCGATTTCATAAGGAGTTCTTTCTTGTAATCTTTCAATACGATTTGCTTTATATAATGGATAAACATCTTTTCTCCATGTTCCATTGCCATCTCTACAAGCAATTAAACAATCTGGATTAAACTTATCACATGCTTTTTTAATCATAGAAAACAATGTGTGAAGACATAAACCTTTACACATTTCTATATCTTGCTCATTAGTCGTATGCATTGCTCTAAAGAACAAATTATAAGTATCAATTAAAATATAAGTTTTCATATTTACCCTACAATAAATTTACCATCAACCTTTTTCTTTGTTACATATTCTTTTTTATCTTCTTCATCTAAATCCAAATCTGTAACATCAACATTAGCAGCAAATACATGTCCTAACCAAGATTGAACTATATCATCATTGGATGTTCCAGTATATCCTTGTTCTTCTAATTTTCTAATAAAATAATCATTATAAACAATTTCTACACCAATATTTCCTGGGTCATCCTTTTCATTATAATCAAAATGAATTTTTGCCCAAGGATTTTGATTAACATCATTTAATTGTTTTTCATATTCTAAATCATCAATTTTGTTATATTTTTTGTCTAATTCAATTAATTTAATTCGTTTTTCTTTATCATCATTTTCATATTCAGTTTCAATAAGACCTTTCATCTTTGTATATTCATCAATCTTATTATACTTATAATCCAATTCCAAACGAAGTTCCTTATATTCTTTGGATTCTTCATAAGGATGTTGCTTTTTTAATTTGGCTAATTCTCTATCATATTTGCTTTTTGTAAATAATTCAAACATAGTATTTCTCCTAACTTTGTATTATTATATATTAAAAATTTTTCTTTGTCAACAAAAAAATGGAGTCATTTGACTCCATTTTTTATTTTATTAAATTCTTACCAAATTATTCTGATAAGGCTCCCGTAGCAACAACTTTAATTGGAATATAGATTTGTTCTACACCCTTAGCTATCTCGATTGCGATTGCTGCCCAGAGCTCTTTACGATTAATTCTTTCAGATGTATTTTCTGATTCAACTTCGAGTGCATAATCGTATATTTCACCAGTTCCAACAAATGTATTCAAAATATCTTGTAATACTTTATGGAATTCATTACGCAAAGAAGCATTATTAATTCTGAAGAAGAATGGTAAGCAAGCTGCTTCTAATTGTCTCTTCAATCTTAACAATGTAATAATTGCATGTTCATCAGATAATGAACTTGTAATTGGGTTTTCTGTTGCTTCACCCCAGAATAACAATCCAGTATTTCTACGTGGCATAATTGGGTTGATGCTTTGTGCTGTACAAACTTCACCTAAACCGTCATTAAGAACGACTGAAGCATATTCTTGTTCTTCTGTAATATAACCAACGGAAGCCAAATTTGTAACTTGACCATTTTGTGTACCAGCTGCGATTTGACCTCTTGGTAATACTAACAAGTTTTTCATCTTAGCAATTGATGAAGGAACAGCAATTTCAGCACCATCAACATTTGATGCTAATCCCATTGGTGGATATTGTCTTGTAACATATTCGTTTTTCAAAATTCTACCTTCTGTACCATGAGATACTGCGTTATTAGCATTTGTTCCCCATTCTTGGATTGCTTTACCATCTGGTCTCAATGTTTTTGGAGTATCTGAAATGATTTCGAACATTTCTTTCTTTTCTTTGTTCAAGTTAATCAATTCATCATCCAATTCTGGATAACCAGGGCAGCAAGCAAAGAAGAAGTCATAATCATATGTTCTGATATCTTCATTTGAAACAACTGCTGAAGCTAATGCTTTAACAACCATCTTTCTTTGAGCATCTCTACCAAATAAACCTGAACCATCAGCAGCATTTCCAGAAGCCGTTACCCATCTATTTTTAAAGAAATCTTCGTGAACATCTACATCAGAACCATCATAAACAGTACTGTCTAAAATTTTAATTTTAGTATCTACAGTATATTCATAATAATCATTTTCTTGAGTATATAGTCCATCAAATGGTGATTCTTTAAATTCTTTAACATTATTAGTTGAGAATCTTGTGTTGAACAATAACATACCTTTTGAATATGTGCTTGCTTTAGGACAATCTGGGTCAACCAAATTTGATATTAATAAGTTAGATTTAATTTCACCTGTTTCTGAATCTATGTCATATGTTGGTGTTTGGATATCTATATATTCGACATCATTGCCATTTAAGTTTGAAATGCCAGAATAATATCTTGCGTCAGCAAAAATGACACCATCTGGTGATAATTGGTCTGTTAAATCAACCAACATCCATTCTCCCCCAATATAACGTCTAAGTTCAGGGAAATTTGCTGAATTTACCCATATAGAATTTTCACCAGCAAAATCAACATTACCACTTGGGTCTTCGCTTGTTACATAAATTTTAGCATTTGGATAAGCACTATTATCATTAAAGCCAACCCATGAAGTACCATTATTAACCATAATATCAACTTTTAAATCATCATTAAACCATAGTGTTCCTTCTTTCGCAAAACTTCTTGGTTCACCATAAGATATAATAATGTTTGTATTAATATTTTTCCATAATTTATCTTCTTCTGAATATACTTTAAAAGATATTTCTGGATTATTTTCTTCACAGAATAAGGCAATTATACCAGATTTTAAATTATCCCCATAAAAATCTTTTGCTTTTTCCTCTGCTGTAGAATCGGAATCAGTAACAAACGATCTTAATGTTGATTCATTCCATCTTCGTGATGTTGCTGACCATTTCTTTAATACATAATTACTACCATTGTTTGCTGATGTTGTTTTAATCCAAACATCACCATCAGTAACAATATCTCCAGTTTCTGTACTATCTGCTACTTCTGAACCTGGGTATTTTGTTGATGAGCGATAGAAAATATGTTTATCAAAGATTTTCCATTTACCATCTTCAACAATATAAAGAGTTTGGGTAATTCCTGTTATTTTTTTAGATTCATCTTCTGATTTTTCAAAAACAACACCAAACTTACCTTCCATTTCTTCAACTTCATATGGGTCAATTTCTGGTAATTTACTTTCATCATTTGCCACAGCATAATCTGTAATAGGATTATCCCATGATTTTGACAAAGTTGGCGCATTTTTATATTCAAACATACCCAATGATGTGTTGGTTAAATCTAACCACAATAAACCATTTTTAACAGATGATGTTGGTTCTTCTTCTACTGGTGATAATTGTTTTAAGTCAATATCTGCTCTCAAAGCATATGCTAATGAGGATGAGCCCATTGCATCAAACAAACCATACAAACCATATTCATTTCTTTCATCACCTTGTAATACTGTTCCGTTAGATTCGTAGAATTTTGGTGCACCAAATTTATCTACAACATCTTTACGAGAAGTTACTACTGATAATTGACCTGCTAATGACTTAACAGTTCCAGTAGCAATTTCGCCAGTTGTTTCATCAACCACTTTATCTTGTTCTGTTGCGAATACATAAAGTGGAATTAATGTATCAATACCAGCAGCATACGCACTGTCGTCAGTGACGGTGATGTGTGTTTTTGCTAATTCTGCCATAATTTTCTCCTTAATAATTTTGTTATAACAAATTCATTAATAATAATATTATTGAACTTCAAAAAATATTTATAGCATATATGCCAAAATAACACTCATAATTGATGTTTTTTTACTATAAATTATTGATATTTAAGAATTTATGATAATTCAAATAGTGGTGTTCCATATTCAACTGGGTCACCATCATTTACTAAAATTTTCTCTATTTTTCCTGCTTTAGAAGGTTTAATTTGATTAAATGTTTTCATTGCTTCTACTATACAAACGGTTGTTTTTTCTGTAACCGTATCTCCAAGATTTACAAAAACATCATCATCTGGTGATGGTCTCAAATAGACAACACCAACCATAGGAGAAATAATTATATTAGAATTATTATCTAATGGTTTATTTTGTAGTTGCTCTTGGTCATTTTTCTCATCAACTTGAATTATTGTTGGTTGAGAAGGTTTCCCCACAACTCTAATTTTGACATCATCGGTTTCATAAGTTATTTCTGCTAAATTCTTTTCAGATACATTTTCAGCAAGTTCGCCTATGAGTTCCATTGTTTTAGTATCAGTCATATGTATTATTTATTCAATTTTAATACCCCTATAACTCATTTTAGAATATCACAAGGAATCCTTTATGTCAATAATTATTATTCTTTTGTGCAATGAAATATTATTTATGTGTGATAGCATAATTTTTAGCAGTTTTTGTCAAGTATTTGCTATTAATATAATCAACAAGTTTAGGATTCATTTTAACCGCTGCTAATTGAACTTTTGCAGTTGGTTTTTTAATATATCTTATAGCAGTAGGATCAACCGAATCAAGTATTTCCATTTGGACTTTTTCTGTTGGATTATCAATATATTTAATTAATTCTGGAGCATACTTATGTTTAACTGCTGTCATTTGTACTTCTTCTGATGGATTATCAATCAATTGAATAGCTCCACCCCATTGTTTAACAGCTAATATTTGTGCTTTTTCTGTTGGATTATCAATATATCTCAATTCAGTTGGGTGAATTGATAAGACTCGTAATTGAACTTCTTCTGATGGATTGTGAATAAATCTAATAACTTGCGGATGTTTTTTCACTGCAGCCATCTGAACTTTTTCACTCGGATTCCTAATATCTGAAATTTTACCTGGTCTTTTTTTAACAATTTTAATTTGTATTTTTTCTGGCAAATCATTTAATTCTTCTGCTGTTATTTTAGATATTTCATTAAGCTCTATATCTTTATAAAGTTTAAGGGAATTATTACTTTCTGTACCAACTGGCTCAATTTTATAATCATATTCTTTATTTAAAATTTTAACATCTTTATCTGAAAATAAAACAACACACCAACCATCAGTCCCACCATGATATAATATACCTTTTATACCAGCTGAATACATTTTTTCAGATATCTCTTTATTTGGTCTATTACAATCACTTGCCTTAATACCTGCTTTTTTTAAAAAATATTGAATTGTACGAGGTTGGTCGTTATATGATTTATCTTCTCTAAAATAATAATCTGTATCTGGAATTTCAACTGTATATAATTGACCTTTCTTCAATTTTATTTTTTCTTTTATTTTTTCTATTTTATAAGAATCTTCGGTTGTTCCTTTTATTTTAGATATTATTTTTTTAATTCTTTCAACAACATTTGGATGAGATTTAACCCATTCTTTATCAGATAATAATTGTTTAAATGCTGATTTTATTTTTGGATTCTTTTTTCTATAAATTAAATCCAATATCATTCCTTCAACAGAATCTAAACTATATGTTTTACCTAAAAAAATGTAATTACCAAGTTTATTATGTAATGTAGAATATCTTTCTTTAGAAATTTTTCTATCTAATGCAAAATATAAACCCAAACCATGTGATTGATGACCTTCACCAGTTCCTAAGAAAGTTATATCAAATTTATCAAAATCAATAGGTGAACCATGATATGCTGTTATTTCATCTAATATCATTATAAAAAACCTTATTAATATATAAAAATATTTATATCATAAAATTATTATAAGCATTTTTTATGTCAGTTTCTATAATGTTGCCTTTTTCATCAATCAATTTAATTTTAGAATTACCAGAAATACAATTATATTCTCTTTCAAATTTTTCTTCACCTATTACTTTTACTTCTTTTTCAGCCCAATCTGGTGTTCTAAACGGGCATTTATCCCAAGTAGCAAATAATGATTGGAAACCATTTTCACCAGATGGTTCTTTTTCAACAACTTTATACCCATCTGGATTACCTATATTTCCTAAATATGCTTCTGCTTCTTCTTTTGAATGAAATAAATGAAAATCATTATATGTTTTACCATTAATTTCAATGATATAATCTTTTGGTAATTCAATACCTTTATCATTTGTTTTCTTTATAGCACCAGACCAAATACTATAAAATAAATCGGTTTCAGCAATAGGTGTTGATGTAATATTTAATTTACCGTGTGATGCTGACAAAGCAGGAGTAATTGATGAGAAGAATTCTTCTTGCTTTCCTCTTGCTTTTGTTGGAGAATCTTGTGTGCCTACCAAAGCAAACTCATCGCAATAAATTAATGATGGTGATAGACCACGAGCAGCTTTATTATTTGAAGCTCTACTAAAAATTCTCGAACCATTATCAAACCACAATTCTGATTCATTCATTTTAACAAACCCTCTTTTAACAAAGTTAGGGCAATATTCATACATTAATTTTATTGTTGTTAAAATTTCATTAGCAGAACGCATATCTTGTGATGTAATAAGGATTTGTTTTGATGGAAATGCAGTAGCAAACCACAAAATATATGCTGCTGAAGAAGCAGTTTTACCACTCTGTCTAGATACCAAAGCAACTGCTCTATCATAATTATGAATATTAAATAACATTTCTTTTTGATAATCAAATGGTTGATATTGTTGAATACCATTTCTATTAACATAAACACAATGATTAACAAAATCCAAAATACCATTTACAGGGTCATATATTCTATCATATATTTTCCTCTGTATTTCAGACATTTTCTTATATGGCATTGCTTTTTTAATAGAACCATTACCAGGATTTAATTTATATTCAAAATTTTCCATAAAAATTCCTCATTTGTATTAGATATTTACCTATAAAATATTAAGAACAAAGGATTCATCAATAAATAATTTTATAAAACAATTTTAAGGTACTTTAAATTATGGATTATGCTTCATTAAAATCAGACATATTATCAATTTTACATAGCTCAGATTATGATTTTGAATTAAAATTATATGATTCAGAAGGAAACACAACATTATCTTCCGAAGATATAAATTGGATTTATATTAAAAATGAAAATATTATGGTTGAAATGCCTACAACAGAAAATCCATCTTTATATTTTTGGAAAGAAAAAAGAACAGAAAATGATAATGTTAAAGATTTAATTAAAAGAGTTAGAGAATTGTGTGTATTAAATGGTGTTGAAGTAGAAGTAGAAACATATAATAATTTAGATAGAAGAAAAATTTATAATATTATTATGACATCATTAGAAAATTCCAAGGATAGAAAAATGAGTGAATCAAAGAATGTAGATTTATCAAAAGCATTATATGAATTAACAT